AAGGGTTACGGAGGATACGACCACGCGTCCGCTCCCCTTGCAGGCGGGACAGGCAACGGTATGTACGGTGTCCGCCAGCTCGTCCAGGTTCTCAAGAAAGCCCCGGCCGCAGCATGTGCGGCACAGGACTACATGGGGATGGTCAAACTTCCTTCTTATCATCACCGGGAAATTCAGGTTTCACATCAGCAGTGTAGGGATAGACATCCATAATGGCGGTCTCGGCCACCGAGCCGATGACATAGTCCGCCAGCGTGCCCTTCATCCCCTCGTCCAGCTTCTTTACGGCATCGCGAAGGTCGGAGGCCTGCACCAGTACGGTAGTGGGGGTCTTTTTCTCCGCTCCGCTTTTTTCGTCCAGCGTGATAAAGAACAGCTTACACTTGAACCAGAGGTCGGCCGCATCTTCCTCAGATGGGAACAGTTCGCTGTAACCGGCGCGTTTGACGCCCGAGACGGTAAATTCACCGTTGATATACGGGTTCATTTCTTCAATAATACGGGCTTCCGCTTCCGTGAAGCTCAGCGCGTCGACCAGATAGGCTTCCGTTACTTTCCTGTTCATGCCGTTCTCCGCCACCTTCTCGTAGCGGATGGAACATTCAAACCAATTGTGCATCATAATTTACATCTTGTTAAATGAGGGTTCTATTCTTTTCCATTGATTGTTTCCGTCCTTTTCCTCGAAGTAGAAGCGGATCACCGTGCCTTCCACCACGTTGCTCTCACGGAAGAGCTGCATGATTTCCGAATATTCGGGGTCGTTGAAGTCGTCCTCGAGCTCGTACAGGCGGGAGATGGACTTGTAGTCAAGATCCCCGGCCTCGTTGCGCTGGAGCAGCGACATGGCCAGCTTGTACATGGGGTTGCGCCCGTCATCGCCCTTCTTGCCGATCCATGCGTTTAGGTAGTCCACAAGGCGTTTCTCTGCCACGTCAGCCCTCTCGTCGAAGCCCTTGACCCGGTTCCCCTTGACGGAAACCTTGAAGGTGTCGTTCTTCACCTCGAACCCGAGCTGCTCGTCACGTTTCAGACCGCCGTACTCCTTCAGCTGGTCATAGTAGGCGGTGGCCTCCTTACGGAGCCATTCCTTGAACTCCTGACCGTCCTTGATATACTTGCGGAGCTTCCTCTCCACAGAGGCGAGGAATCTGGCACGCAGCTTCTGGTAGTTCTTCTTTCGATCCCCGTCCTTTCTTTTCTTTTCGGCCTGCAGCTTGCTTAGCAGGGCCTCACGTTCCTTTTCAGATAAATTCTTGATATCCATATCTGTTCTTATTTATTGGTGAATAAATTCCTGAATAAATCAGGGTCGATTATCTCCTCGTTGCAATCAACGTTCTGTTCTATGGCTGTCTGGCATTCCCAGCAGAGATGGTTCACGGTCATGTGGTTGTTGTATTCACAGAACACCTTCCCGCACAGCCCGCACCGGGCGAACATCGGCTGCACGGTGTCCGCGTCCTCCCGGCAGATGTCCAGCCCTTTGGCGTGGCAATCGGCACACATGTCAGCACATTCCTTTTCGAATTTCGTCTTTTCCATTGTCATCATTGTTATTGTTATTATCGTTTATCCATGCTACCAGAATCCATAACATGGCGTTCAGTGACCATGTTTTCGCCCAGAAGTCATCATTAACTATCATGCCCGTGAAAGCCGAGAGGGCGGATATCACATACACAAGGTGCTTTATTCTCATACCTCCTCCTTCCGTCTTATGGCCTTCAGCTGTTTCAGTGTGGCCTTCAGTTCCTCTAGGTTCTGGCTTGACACCGGCTTCCTGCATCCTCCGTGGCTCTTCAGGAAGGAGGTGATCTTCGCCTTGTTCATCTCAACCTCCACGGGATTGTCGCTGCGGTAGCTCCTGTTGAGAAAACCGATGTCCATTGACACGGCGTAAATGGCCTTGACCAGTGCCAGTTTCTCCCGTCTTTCCGGATCCTTTCTTCCGTCGGGATCGAGCAGCGTCCCGATCAGCCTTGCGGCCTCGCTTTTGCACAACTCCGCGGACGTCGTTGTCCGTCCGCCGCTGAACTGCCGGACAAGATGCCTGTATTCATCCTCGTCCAGTCCGAACTGCCGTCTGAGGCGGTGTATGCACCGCTTCTGGGCATTTGTCGCGGGTAATTCAATTGTCTTGTTCATTGCTATTGCTGTTAAATGGTTCGTCACTGTTCCTGAGCCAGCATCTCTCATAGCCCTCCTTCCAGACCACATAGAATCCTTTCGGACCGGGAACACCACGGCTCATGTACCGGGCGCAGAACCCGTTCACCTCTATGCGGGAGAAGCAGTCCCTCTTGACTCTGTAGGCCACCGTGCCTTGCACCTCCTTCCCCTCCACATGGGAGATGTATACGAATATCTTCTTCCTGTATTTCTTCCTGAGCTCGACCAGCTGTTTGGCGGTGACGTCCATCTCGCCTTCAAGACTCTGCAGGGAGTCGATGATGACCACGTCCGGGGATCTCTGTTTCCCGAGAAATTCGTCAAACTCATCAAAAGTGGGGACCTCGTCCCAGAACAGCATCCCGCTCCTTGACGAATTCATGAATCCGAGCAGGGAGTCCCTGAAATCGGACTCGACACCCATTTCAAGGGAAATGAACAGCACCTTGTAGCCGATACGGTCAAACTCCCTAGCCAGCTGGAAGGTGAAGGAGGTCTTTCCCTGTCCGGACTTGCCGTATACGATCCACGCCCCGGACTTCTGCCTCTTTCCAAAGGCATCCATGAAATCCTTGGAAAAGGGGATGTATTCGTATTTTTTGTTCAATATGTTGTCAAACGACAATGACCTGATCATAAGCCGGCTCCTCCGTTGCTGATTTCCTGTCTGATTACCACATTGTCTATCATTCCCGAAAGCTCGCGCAGGTCATCGGCGAACAATACCTGGCGGGGATCGTCCTCACGCGGCTGCTTCTTGACCTTGGGAAGTTTTCCCCATATCTCTTCCGCCGTCTCCCTGTCCTGCACGCCGTTGGCCATACAGATGGCGATGACATCCTTTTTGGTAGCGCCCAGAAGGGTGATGTAATTGCGGCCGAAACGCCCGTCTATCTCGTCATACCCTTCAATACGTCCCACATACCGCCTGATATTGCGCTCCAGCGTTTCCGTGCCGGCCACCAGACACCCCATGCGCCCCAGCGTGTCATCATACAGGGGAATAAGCGTGCACATGGCCGAATGCGTGAGCTTGCCGGCATCATCTATCAGCAGGACAGGCTTATAGGAGGACAGGGAATTCATGTGCGCGATGCACAGGTCCAGCAGGCTGTCATTATCCATATAGCGCGTCACATTCTCTCCCATGGCCTGTGCCAGTTTGGTAAGGAACTTGCGGCTGCTCCATTTGCGGCACTTGATATATACAACCCCCTTGTCACCGCACAGATTGTACAGGTCAATCAGAGACTGGGTCTTTCCACTTCCGCTGCGGCTGCTGATACATACCCATTTGCTCTTTCCCCTGGCAACCTCGAACGCCCGCTTCACCTGCCGGTAAGAGGTTACGGTATCAACCACATTGCGGGAATTCTCATAGAAATAAAGGCCTGTGGCGATCCTGACCGCCAGGTTGTCGTCATTCGCGCCGTACTTGCCGGAACGGAACTGGGACATCGCCGCATCGGACACGCCGCAGCGACGGGCCAGTTCTGAAGGTTTTGAACCACGTTCTATCAAATTCTCTATGTACTGTTTCAATGCTTCCTTATCCATAATTATGCTGTTTTTAAAGTGTTATTAAATCATCTTGAAAAATTCATGTCGGCGTCGTCCCATTCGTAATCGTCATCCACAAGAGGGGACGGAACCCTGAGAGGTCCGGGCGCAATCTCTTCAAAATCCACGTCCTCCACCGTCTGGCCGCGCGCCTCATACTTGCGGTCCTTGTGCCGTCCCCGGCTGTCGGTGAGCAGGGCGCGGTCCAGCAGGCTGTTGCTCTTCAGAAGCGGGTTCCGCTCCTGCATGGCGGTTATCACCTCATCCACCTGCTCCTGTCTGGCCACATACCGCCGCTCGAACTGCCGGTTGAACTCGTCCACCTTCCTGCGGTGCTCGAAATGTTCGGGTTTCTGGTCGATCAGGGCCATCGGTGTCTTCATGTCACGCTGCATGAGGAACTTCAGATCCCCCGTTTCCTTTGCCAGCCGGTGCCCTTTGGTGGATTCGGCATTGACGATGAGCACCTGCGACAGATCGTCGGGATCGTAGTGCACGGACCAGTCCTCGTGGAAATGGTTGCGCAGCTCCATGTCGAAACTCTCGTAATTGATCCTCTCCCCGAAGAGCTCGATCAGCAGGCCCTTGCCGGTGAGCCGGTTGGTGCGCCCCGTCGTGTCGCCCATAAGAAACAGGTACTCCTCGTCACAGAACGGCATCCGGCGTTCCATGGGGGTGCGTTCCCATGCGGCCATGTACGCCTCCAGCTTCTTGGCCCGCTCCCTTTGCATGATGCCGTGTATCTGCGCCAGCACGCCCTCCTCGTCGGGGATCAGGTGGCGGTTCTTGTTCAGGATCTCTATATTGGGCTGGGAGCCGCGCCTGCTGTTGATGTTCACACCGCTCCAGTTCTTCTCCAGCTGGTAGTACGTCTTGTTCAGATAATTAAAATAGGGCTCGATGATCTTGGCCTTGGCGTTGTGGAGCGCGGCGGGAATGTAGTGCACCGTCATCGCCTCATAAAACGGAACCATTACCCCCTTCTGGTAGTTGTCACTCTGCAGCTGCAACGGCTTGTACCGTGCCCCGAACAGTTCCCGGGCGTGCCTGATGGCGTTGCGCAGCGCCTCGCGTATCAGCGCCGGGCTCTCATGGTCGCCAACGGCGTATCCTATCGGGTACTTGCCGCAGGCGTCCAGCACCACCACGATGGTCTTGCGGTTGTGGTAGGTGGTCTTCTTATAAGTCCTTGTCTCGCCGTTCACCTTTTTGTCCACCGGCTGCCTCTTCTGGTAGACCAGTTCCACGTCCCATCCGTCCAGTGTCCAGTAGGTCATGGCGGTCTTCGGAGCCTCACGCTTGTGTTGCATCTCAAGGGAGTTCCTCAGGACAGTGGTTCCGCGCTGGTGCCCCAGGGTGGTGGATTCCATCATCTTCCGGTACCTGTCCACCGTGACAGGGCTCTTGATTTCCGGTTTCCCCAATATGGAGGCTATCTTGTTGTACTGTTCCATTATCTGTGCGTTGTTCAAATTCATGTGCTGGGAAAGCAGCTTGTGCATGATCGCCTCTTCCTCCTCGTCCCGTATCAGGGCGGCGGACGTGTTGCCCTTGTTCTTGTGCACCAAAGCGATGAAGCCTTCCGCCTCATACTGGTCCACTTTACGTTTGAGCGTCTTTCCCGTCGAAGGAAGTTTGTGGGGATAGCGGGTGTTGCCTTTGCTGTCCCGTACTTTCAGCAGGTCGTTCACCATCTCACTCAGCCTGTCCCATACGTTGAAACGGGAGCCGCCACGTCCGAAACCGCATTCCGCATTGCTGTCACGCAGCCGGATGATTGCATCCAGGACACGTGCCTGGAGCGTGTAAAGCGTGACCTTCTCCGGTCTGAGCGGCTTTCCCGCACCGTCCCTGTAGGTGGTGAAGAAGGAGTAGGCGGCCTCGTTGTACCCTACCGCCCTCTCAAGCGGGCTGGTGGCGGCACGTTCGACATCCTCATGGGGATCACCGTAATATTTGATGTATAATTGCTGTATATATACTTCCAGCGAGTCGAACTCCACCAGAGCGGGGCGTCTGAGGCTGGCACGCTCGGCAACAACAATCTGCTTTCTGTTCACCTTCGTGTTATATGTTCCTAACGGGAGGAAGCCCTTCTCGGAGCCCACCTTGCGTTTCGGATCATACATGATCAGCTCGTTGGCGTAGATACATACCTTGTCATTATAGATTACAGCCATATCAACCGTTTATTGTTTAACCTTGTGCGGTTTCCGGAGTCGGACCGGAAACGAGGGCCGCCTTCCGGCTCCCTGACCGCGTGTCCTATTTTTCCTCCCTGTAATACCTTTGTCCGATAAGGGAAAGACAGCATACGACTGCAAGGACCGAGGCGGCGAGGTTCTCGTTGAAGGTGGGGCGTAGGTTGTCCGCCAGTCTGAGCACTACCACAAGGCCGATGACAGCGGCTGCTATATGGATAATTCTGAATGTTTTCATTACGAATCATTTTTAAGGGTTTATAAAATTGTTTTTAAATCTACGTCCCTATCCGTCACGGACCGGGACGGAATGTCTAACTAAAATTCAATCTATTACCGGTTGTATGAGCTATTTTTCTTTCTCTTCTTCCAGCTCGGCCTCGGACTGAAGGTCCGCTTCCACCTCCGCAATCACCTTGAGCGTTTCGTCGGCGTCCATTATCTCCTGCTTGCATTCAAGCATTCCGTTGATGATGCGCCGGTAGTCTACATCTTTCTCACCCAGTTCCTTGCAATAATTCTCATACTTGATCTCCGCCTCGGCCTTGCGTCTCTCGCAATCGTCTTTGGCTCCCTCGATCTTACGGTTGATCTCTTTCTCACGCAGGCTGAACAACTTGTCCACAAGGTTGCAGCCTTTCAAAATTGCTGTCAGTTTCTTCATAATCTTTCAATTTTTATCAGTTTATGTTTTCTGATCATCCGGACCTCTCCGGTGTCATGTGTTATTTTACCTTTTAAAAAGATTGACCCGTCAAGGCCAAGTGGCGGCACTGCCAGTTGGACCTGGAGCTCCCCTAATGAGTTTCTAAACACATCCATATTATTATAACCCAACCCCACCGGGGTAGTGGTTAACGGTAAGTCTGATATTCTATCATTCATATTCTCTTATTTTTCGATTTCCTTGACCAGACGCTTCGCTCCGGCTATATCCCATATCTTGTCGACCATCTCCGCGACCTTCATGTCGGTTGTCGGTCCTATCTTCACCATCACCGCCCCTTCGGCGTCCTGGTCCTTGGGAATGAGATCGGGCAGAGCATCCCGTATTCACGCCAGATAGTTATCACGATCCTCAGGTATTCAAGGTTGATACCCATCGTATAAGTAATCATCCCTGTTCCTCCCATTCTATCAGCAGTTGCCTGTACACCGGAACAGGTTCGGGATATATGATGCCTTTGTTCTTGTGGGAGATAGCCAGCTTCGTCAGTCTGTCGGCTATACGGCGGCTCATTGTGTTGCCGGAATACACCTTGCATACATGGGAGTAGGTGACTTTCATGTTGGTGGCAACCGTTTTCAGATCATTTCGGTTGAGATAACGGCACACAGCCTGTTTCCATTCGATGAAGTCCGGACGGAACTTGGGTGCGGGAAGCGTCGGACGCTGTGTCGGGCAGACGGAGTAAGCACCGGTGCGGCGGATGGAAGGGAGAACCTCGTTAGTTACCCATTTGCGGAAGGCTTTTGCTTCGGGCTTGCGGGAAAGGAAGATCAAGCCATATAATCCGGATTCATTAACAGTCCATGTTTCTCGACCTTGACCTGATACAAATAATGTTTGTATCAGCTTCTCGTCATCATCTAAACGCTTGACTGTCATGCTAACATCTTGTAACCCTAAAGCGCAACAAATGTCTTTTGCTATAAACCATGATTCTCCATCAATCATTTTCATTCGGATACCGGCGTTAATGCCGTCATTGAAGAATGTTTGCAGACCTGTTGTCTGCTGGTTGTTGTTCAGTGTTTCCATAATAATACATTATTAATTAGTACGTTCCGCTTTCACATTACCCTTGTTGTCGAGTATTCTGACTGTTTCATGCTTGGCGATTTCGTCAACATTGTACAGCTTGCTGTCGTTCCGTTTCTTGGCTGCTTCCCAAATTGCGGGGGCTTTACCACCCTTCTTCTGACCGGACAAAACCTGTCCGACATAAGCCATTGTTACTTTAAAGGCGACAGCAAGTTCTTTCTTGCCTTGTGCGCCTAACTTAATTACTTGTCCCATATTCAATATTTATTGGATTAAAATTGCTATATTTGGCGCGGTTTATATTAAACCTGATGCAAATATAAAGCAATGCAATATTTAAAACAAAAAAAAGGTGAATAATTTATTGCATTGCAATTTATTTAGAATATAATATAAATAATAAAACAATGGAAATGTCTGTTAAAGAAAGACTTAAGTTATTTTTAAGAGAGGAGGGTATAAAAGATACTGATTTCTGTAGAACAATAGGGGTATCTACAGGCTTTATTTCAGGCATGAGAGTATCTATTCAACCTGATAAATTAAAAAGCATTGCAATAAATTTCCCTAGATTAGATATCGGCTGGCTTCTTACTGGCGAAGGCTCTATGCTAAAAAATGAATCCTCTTCAACATCAGCTTCATTTCCAGAAGAAACACAAAACAAGAAAAAAAATTCAGATACATCTCTTGAAAATGGTGACTTATTATATAAGATGTATATAGATATTCAAAAAAAAGATGCTGAGATAAAAGAATTGCATACCAAATTGCTCTCCATGTCTGAAGAAATAGGAAACTTGAAAACTCTATTGAAAGATAAACAGCAGGAATCCCCAACAACAAACTCCGACTCCCATGCAGAAACTGTCCAAAAAAAGCGAAACTCATCGCGTATATCAGGCTCTTCTGCGCAACCCGATGTCCCGACCATAAAATAAAGATAATAATTGAGTGATAATCAAATACTAATAATTTAATTCTGTTTGATATGAGAAAAATATTTAATCGTAGTGACACTCCTTATTTTTTAAGTATTATAGCTGCTATACTTAGCGTAATATCACTTTGCCTTTCATTTATAAAAATTCAGCCGGTTGAATGGAATTTAGTTGGCATATTATGTGGTGTATTATCATTTTTTGTTGCAGTTATTATATTTTTCTTAGGCTTTAATTATATAACATATGAGAAGAAGATGAGAAAAGAAACAACTCAAGCCTTAAATGAATCTCAAGAAGATATTATAAGAGCTGTTGAAGCATATTATATGTCTATTTATGAGCGTTCTAATTATGTTATAAACTTTAGTGGACATATAAAAGGATGTCTGAATGGATTGGTACATGAGCAAAAATCAAAGAAAAAATATGCAACAGATAAACTGATAAGCTCATTGCAATCATTAATAAACGAACATATGGAAGATTTATCTGGCTTAAAAATGACTGATGAAGAGAAAAAAGGATACTTGACCGTTTTGTATTCTCTAAAAAAAGAAGGGAAAAACACTGATAAAATAATAGAGGCAATAACATCTATTACCTCTATAACTATACAGGAAACGGATAAAAAGATGCCTTAAATAACTCGATCCTTTAAAACATCGCACCGTAGTTTGAACAAAAATTCAACGAGTTCCTTATCTTCATCGCCTTCGACAGCAATTAATTTATCAATAAACCCGTCGATTTGTTCAGCCGTTTTTTGTTTTCCGAAAGTCCTGATCATTTTCGACAAAACATCAGTTCTTTCTTTCCAATTCAATTTTACATCATTTATATCCATAACTTACATTTAAAAACTCCCGGAGAAATCCGGGAGCACGCGAACAACAATCTTATTACCTTAAAAATAGACTAAAGCCTATATCCTGACACTTATATAACGAATTGGCTAGATTCACTGTTTTTAAAGTGCCCCAGTTATAATACTGGGAGCACTTCGACGCGTCTATTTCACACACCAACACATAATTTGCAGCTTGAATCTATGCAAATATAAGCATTTTGTATATAAATTGCTAATAATCAATGTATTAAATAAAATGCGCTATAATTCTATATGTATTAAGGGGGTAAACTCACATTATTTTCCTGTAATCTCGATATATTTTTATGTATTATATATCAAAACTCAATAAAAAAAAACGGGCAATTTGAATGCCCATTGAATGTCCATCTAGAACATTTTGTTTTTTACGGTGAATGTCCATTGAATGCCCATTTGAATGCCCATACTGATTTTTAACAGTTTTATTAACATTTCGAGTTGAATATATGGAGAGTGTGAAACGCTACATCCTATGGACGGTTTTTGTTATTTAAAACCGCTTTACAGGCTATTCTAGGGCATTTTAAGGGTAAATGAGTGGTAATGCTCCAATAGAGGCTTTATTGGGTTCTTATAAGGGGTGGAATGTCACCCAAATGCAACGTAATGTCACTTTTTGTTTTTAATAGGCGAATCTGCCCGAATCTTCTAAAAAGCCGATGGATAGGGCGTTTCAGCGCATCCGCCCGTTAATGCTTCGTGGTACTTTTTAATCTGAGCCCCCTACCTTCAACCCAAAGTTATGTAGCCCGCTTGATTACTGATGCGGGAGGCCGCTATATCTACCAGAAGAACACGGGAAACGCTTCTATCCCCATTGACTTAGAAGAAGCATATCTGCTCGCGTCGGATGCGGACATGTGGTTGAACGTGGGAATGGCGAACTCCCTTGACGACTTGAAGGCATCATGTCCGAAATTCACCGATACCCGATGTTTCAAAAATGGAGAGGTGTATAACAACAACGCCCGTACCAACACAGCCGGGGGTAACGACTATTACGAGTCTGCCGTCGTGAATCCTGACATCGTGCTCCGCGACCTCGTGAAGATATTCCATCCTGAACTGGTGCAGGAAGAGTGTGTGTATTACAAGCAACTGAAATAGATGCGTTCCCGTTCGACTATATTATTCTCCATATTGATTACGCTCACGGTCGGTCTTTTTTTACTGGACTTGGCCGTGGGAGCTGTCAACATTCCGATCCGCGATGTATGGGCAGCACTGACCGGGGGAAATTGTTCCCGTGCCACGGAAAAAATCGTACTCAACATACGCCTCATAAAAGCTATAGTGGCACTGTTGGCCGGGGCTGCCTTATCGGTCAGCGGTCTTCAGATGCAGACCCTCTTCCGTAATCCTCTTGCCGGTCCCTATGTCCTTGGCATCAGTTCCGGTGCAAGTCTCGGTGTGGCACTTGTGGTACTTGCCGGGATCGGTTCATCAATAGGCATTGCCGGAGCAGCGTGGGTGGGTGCGGCTGTCGTGTTGCTCGTGATAACTGCCGTCGGACAGCGAATAAAAGACATCATGGTAATCCTGATTCTGGGCATGATGTTCTCATCGGGCGTAGGTGCTGTCGTGCAGATATTGCAGTACCTCAGCAAAGAGGAATCGCTGAAAGCCTTTGTCATTTGGACGATGGGGGCTTTGGGTGACGTCACCTCCGGACAACTTCTGATTCTTGTTCCATCGGTGTTTGCCGGACTGCTGTTGGCTGTACTGACCATCAAACCGCTTAACCTCCTGCTGTTCGGAGAGGAATATGCCGTAACAATGGGACTGAATATTCGGCGTTCACGCAGCCTGTTGTTTCTCTCGACAACGCTGCTCGCCGGAACGATAACCGCTTTTTGCGGTCCGATAGGTTTCATAGGTCTCGCTATGCCTCATGTCACAAGAATGCTTTTCCAAAATAGCGATCATCATGTCCTTCTGCCCGGAACAATTCTTTCGGGAGCATCGATATTGCTTCTTTGCGACATCATTTCTAAAATATTCACCTTGCCGATCAACGCCATTACAGCTCTATTGGGAATCCCAATCGTCGTATGGGTGGTTTTACGCAACAAATCCATCACCGCATGATAGAATTACAGCATTTTTCCATAGGTTACAAAGAAAACTCGTTGCTCCACGAGG